AAAGCTGGATCCTTCCAACAATCGGGACCAAAGACTTGCTTCATGTGGGCATGGAGGTCGGCATCAATACGGTATTTGAGTTGACCGATCCCATCCATGAGCTTGGAAGAGTTCTCAATCCGTGCGGAATAAGCGTTGATCTTCTCCTGGCGGATGGCCGCATGAACGGCATGGGCTTTGAATCCTTTGCGGAATTCATTCAGGACCGCAGAAGAGGCCTCGATCGGTGCTACAAGTTGCTCGTTCATCTATGGTTCATTTTCTAGCTCGTGAAGGGAGCGCCCGCCCCCGAATGTGCGGGACGGACGCTCAATATCACGATCCGGACTTAGGAAGCCGAGATCTTGGCGTGAGCCTGTGGGTTGGTGGGAACCAGGGCGACGATCGCCTCCACGATTCCACGGCGACCAGCACCAAGGTCAGGCAGCTCGGTGAAGTTGGGAGCCGTGTGGGTCCTCATTTCAACAAACTCCGGATCGATGATGTAACCGGTCTTCGTGTTTGGCACAAATGCGGACAAGTGCAGCTCGATGTTACCAAAGTCACCGCTGTAGATGTCCACGGATGTGGAGATCGTCTTGTCGGCGATGTTGGCGTTGTAATAGCGGACGGGGCTTGCCGTGCTGCTGCTGATGGTCTTGGCAGGAAGGTAACGGGAGAAATCCGAAATGGAGTTCTTGAGGTCACTTCCCATGATACCGAGGAGGTCACCGCCGCGTCCCGTCACACTCCAGCGCTGCTGAAGCACTCCACGAAGACCGTCTTCGGTAAAGGCTGCAAGCGTGCCCGAGTAGATCTGCGAACTGCTAAGCAAGACATTGGACTGACCCAGGGCAACCGAATCAGCCGTTGAGCTAAGCCACTTGCCGAGACCACGGGTGTTGTAGGCCTGAGTGCTTCCGTCATCGGCTGCCGCTCCGTTGGCGGAGAGGAAGGTCGATTCGATGTCGCGCTTGACCATGACGGTTGCCTTGGCCTTTGCGCGGGCGAACTCCGTGGCACCGGCCACACCCTGAGGATCAGGGTTGTTGATACCGGCAACGGTAGCGATAACTTCCTCCAAACGGCTGACACCGGGGATACGGCGGAACTGCTGGATATAGGTGCCGATGCGGTAGCGGGTCGAAGCAAAGTCGGCTGCGCTGCTGTAGCTGACCTCAGTGCCGTCGACGGTGCCGGAAGTCGATGTCGAGGGATAAGAATCCACGAGCCACTCGACATAAGCGTTGGAGGGCTTTTTGCTTCCTTTCTTGATGCTGGACGTCAGGACGGTTTCTTTAGCGTCGACGACCGCGATGATGTCGGAGAGGTCCTCCCTCTTTCCGATGCTGTTGATGTAACTTGTTGCTGCCATTGTTTTGGTGGGTCATTTGACCCGAATGTATTGGGTGATTTTGGTTAGGTCGGTTGGTTGAAGGTCAGGTGGGTCTACCCGCCGAAATACGCGGCAAGGTCATCCATGCGCCCGGACGAGAGGACTCGATCGCGCTCATTGGATTTTTCTCGCGTGCTTGCGGCGGGCGGCCTGCTGGCCGATGCCTTGGGGATCGCCGGGGCAATGGCCCTGGCACCCATTTTGGCGCTTGATTGCTTTGCGGTGGCTGCCTTTGCAGTATCGGACTTGGACTGAGCGGAGGCTTGGCGGAGCTTCATCCCGGCCAGCGCGTCACCGATGACGAGCTCGTAGCCGGGCAGACGTTTAAGCGAGGGAACCCGTCTCAGGGTATCCACCATCACCTGATGTTCCTGACTTCCGGCTTTGAAAAGCGCCGGATAGGTCGCCTTGGCCTCGGGGAGGATGGCTTCGCGTTCGCGGAGATACTCGCGGCGGGATGGTGCATGGTCGGAGAGAAGCGCGTCGGTCTGGGCAATGAACTTTGCCATTTCAGCGCGATCCACATAGCGCTCGGATCCATCGGCATTAGTCACCGTGGCTCCGTCCGGATTCTGTAGTGCCCAGGCGCGTACCTTCTTGGCCGCAGAAACCTTGGCTTCCAATTCTCCGGCGTCATCGAGGTCGGCAAGCGGATCCTCCGGAGTTGCCTCCAGTTTGATCACGCTCCGCTTTTCAATGTCGGCTTTAAGTTGCTCGTTCTCCGTTTTCAGCGATTCGGCTAGCGTCTCTGCCTCCTTACGTCGGCGGGTCAGCTTGTCGATGCGCTTTTCTAGCTTCCTAGTGGACTTGTCCTCCGTTTCATCTTTGCTCTCGGGATCTTCGAGATCCTCGGGATCTTCGGAATCTTCCTCGTCTGACTGCTCTGTCTGCTCCGTCTGCTCTGTCTTTTCTTCGGGAGTCTCTTCAATTTCTTCCGCATCATCCTCTTCGTCTTCGGCAGCTGGGGTTTCGGCTTTGGATGCCTTGGCTGATGCGCCTTGGCTTTTACTTTGGCCTTTACTTTGGCCTAGTGCCTCGGCTACTTCGGGCGGGAGGTGATCCAGGATGTCGCTGTAGGTGGACTCCAGTGGGTCTGATACTGCTTTGGTGCTTTCGCTCATGAGGTTTGTACGGCGCTCAGGACGCCAGAATCAGCGCTTCATTTTCCCCGCTTAATGCGGAGATGACCGGAACGCAGGAAGGTCGCATGACGCGGAAAGTACGAGCCGCGGGTGCCGAGCTTAAGGGGGATTTTTGAGATCAAAGATCCGAGGTCAGAGACCTCCGATGAAAAATGAAGGAAGGGACGGGCTACACGTTCGCCATGCACAGCGCCTCGCTATCGCACCGCCCTTCCTAAAATGGAGTCAGGTGATCAGGTCGCTCTGCCCACATTCGCAGACAGCCCTCATTGCACCTGACGGCTAGACAGTTCTCACGGAGCATGAGGCCCGCTTTGGAGAAACTTGAACTAGCAAATTTTCCCGCCCCAGATCGTCACCTGGTCCAAGGCTAGCGGGTTAGCCTTACCAAGCCCGTCACGCAATCTTTCGATCGCGGAGAAGGTCATTGGCATAAGTTGTTTAAAGTTAACCCTGACGTTGCCTCATGGCTTCGGCGCGGAGGTTGAGCAGGTATTCTTCGAGGCGGTCGAGGCCATGTTCGCTGCCTAGGGCAAAGATGGTTTCCCTATCGCTCTTGATAATAGCCTTGGCCTCACTCCGTGCCTCCGTCCTTGCCCGGTCAATCACCTCCAGCATTGCTTGAAGGACGGGGTGATCGCTGTCGACTGAAAGCGCAGCAAGGAGCTGGGCGTCATCCATCCGCGTGGCGCGGAGGATTTCAACCTTTGGTTGAAAGAAGGATGAACGATGAAACATGAGGGACGAAAAGATACAAAAAAGTTTCTTCATAATTCATTATTCCTTACTGCTGGGGTTGCTGGGATTGCTGGCCTTGACCTGCCTGCAGCACCGGTTGGGTACCGACCCGGCCAATCTGGGCATTGCCTTGTTGCTGGATCTGAAAGCTGAGGAATTTGATCCGATTCTCCACCATTTTGGAAAGTACCGGGCGAGCCGCAATCATCTGTTGCAACTCGGGGTTCATCTGGATGGACTGCTGAAGGGTCTGGAGTCGAAGTTGATAATTCATGCCAGGCTGCGGTTGCATCGGTGGTTCGATCCCGGCAACCATTTGGGTAAGGGCGGATTGCTCATTGGCCACCTGACTCTGGGTGGCCTGATCCATCGGCTGCAGGACAGCACTTGCCATGCACGGATCGATGGAGCGGAACATGATCTCAGTGAACTTGCTGTAATCGACGCGACCGAATCGGTCATTGGCCAAAACGGCTTGAAGCAGGCCGAACTTTTCTTTCAGAAGCTCATGATTGAGATCCCGGATATCGAACTCAAGGGAGATATCGAACATGCCCTGTACTTCGCTCCTTCCGGCATTCCAAGGCCGCTGAAGCTCTCCGACGATCCTCACCACATGATCCTCGGCCATGTATTGCTGACAGAGTTGAAGCGTCTGACCGACGACCTGTCTCATTTCAAGCAGCCAGCCGTCGACCAGATCTTGCTGGTGAAGTTGGGCAAGCTGTGGCGGGCAATTGCCGGTCATGCGTCCCAAGTATTGGTCGAGGGTGGTCTGCGAGGCCTTTTCGATCTCGATGGAGGATCCGTCCCCCGGCGGGATGTTCATCCAGGAGATCTCCTCGCCCCTCCGGCTCGGCCACTTGGTGCCGGGGCCGAAGGTGAGGTTCATGGCGCCACGAGACGCGGGGACAAGGATCGGCGGGAGGACGGAAATACTTGTTCTGTCGGTGCGGGCATCGCGCTGGACTTTGATTTCATGTTCCCAGGTATCGGCAATGGTTGGGATGCCCCGGGATTCAAGGATCGTGCGGGCAATCTGTTCCCGCTGGTGCACCACATAAGGGTATTGGCCATGTTCATAGGGAAGGGCCTCATCGAGGCCGACCATGTCACGCACGCCCAAACAGAGGACCGTGTTCCAAACATTTGGAATGCCGTCATCATCGACCGATTTTCTGTGAAAGTGAAAGATTTCTATTAGGTCTCGCCGTTCGTAGTCAAGGATGCCCCAGAAATTGCGACGAGATTCGGAGAGGAGCAAAAGGTTTGAGGTCAAGGTATCGACCACAAATCCCTTTCTCTTGACCGCAGCCTCGACCCAGTCTGAGTCATAACCATGCGTATTGATGCGGTCTCGGAGTTCGCTTTCGGTTAGGCGCTCCCGATGGGCGACCCAGGGGGCACGCTGAATGTCGTCGGTGATTGCCGGAAAAAAGACATCGACCATCGGAAGCAAAGCGCTCCAACGGGGCATGGCCGCAAAGACTTCGGGTACGGGAATTTCGGTCTTTCCGGTTTCGCGCAATTCTTTCAAACAGGCGCGGGCGGGTCCTTTCTTAAGGATGGGTGACATCCCCATGAGCACGCGGAGGTTCTCTTCCTCACGGAGGGGATCCATGACTTGCTCCATGACCTGTTGCTTGACCATGGCCAGCTTTTGCGGGTCGTCGGTCGCGGCAAGCATGGTGGCAAGCCCGTCAAGGGTCACATCCTGCACGGTGCGGCGCAACTGCTGATCCCACATGATCGCCGTCACGCTTGATCCGTAGGTCTGGCGCCAGTTGGCTGCAAGCTGAAGCTCGCGGCGGATCTGGGGTCGCATCTGGTTCCAAAGGACATATTTGAGCAGCGTGGAAACTTTTTCGGCATACTCCATGTCGTCCGAGTCCATGGCTACGGCTTGAGGGTTGGCCTTGGTGAAGGCCTGCATCATGAGCATCACCTGTTCGTTGATTGCGGCATCAATGACCCGTGGCCTCATGTCAGACGCACCTTCCCACGGGAAGGGCTGGGCATTGAGGTCGGCCCCATGCTTGCGTCCGTCGGCGCTTTGGCCGTTCCAAAGGTTCAACCGGGTCGAATAAGCAGTTTCGCTCCTGTTGTAGTACCAAAACGCATCGCGGGTCGACTGGATCAACTCGGCGCTCAAGACGGCTAGATTCTCACCGAGGTCTCCCCCGGCATCCAAGGCTCCTATTCGTTCCAGTTTTGACCCGGTCCCGTCGTTGACAAGTGACATAGGTCGGCAGAATAGTTGCCGATCAGTCCGAGCTTAAGGGGGGAATCTTTATCCCTTCCTTTACGTTGCGACCTTTATTTCGGTTATAGGCTTCAATAACACCCGCTCGGATGAGATTGTGGCCTTAAAATGTCTCCTTCTAGGTATTGCAGATCGGCCAAGACTGCATAACGAAGGACATCGATCACATCCTTGAGCGCCCCTTTTCGGCCATCGGCACCGGTCCATTCCTGCAGGGCATAAATCATGTTGATGCAGTCACTGGAGATAAAGAGTCGCGGCTCATTGGTGCTACTCACCTCTTTGTCGATGTCATAACTAAGCAGATTATTGATCAAATCGATCCCTTCCTCGATGTTCTCGCCGGAGGCAGGCAGAAAGTGGAGACCAATGTCGTCACACTCCTCAAGCAGGGTTGTGATGCCCGACTTCTGCAAAGTGGCCGAGGCCGCATAACGTGAGTCCATGTAGCGCTCAATCACGACCTCTCCGGCCTCCTTCTCCACACGATCAAACTCTTCCTTGTATTCGTTTAGCCCCCAACCAAACGACTTTTGCGCTTCTCCGGGGTCTCCATCCGACTTGTTGGCGCTGGGGGTTGCCCACGGTCCCACCACTCCTACGCCAGTGATATAGCGATCCACAGGCGGCCATTCCCGGTAGACAAAGAGGCGACCGCGAACATCTACCCGGACCCAAATGGCAAACCAATTCCGACCAGAACAGGGGTCGACGATCTGAAAGTTGCTGCCTTGAGTCGGGATCTTGTCGGCAGTGACGACATGGACATCGTTGCGGAATCTCGGAAACCTACTGACTCGGCTTTTGGTGGCCACCCCATAGGCCCGGCACAGGATGGTCTCCCGATTTTTGTTTTCTAAGATGACTTTTAGAGAGGGGTAATTTCCGTAAGGATTGTCAATCGTGTGGAAATAGACGATCCCGGCATTCCGGTTGATGGGTTGCTGAATTAACGGCACCATTTCAAATCCGTCACCACTCGTTTTGGGCAGGAGCTCCGCCGGAGTGCTCTCGGTGGTCACCGCCCCATTGAGCACGGAAGCCACGGTCGGGTGTAACCGGCCACCGGCGTAAAGGTCACATGGAGGATGCCGTTTCGGGTCAAAAGCCGGTAGCGGAGAGCTTCCAACCAGTCGGGGGTGATCAATTCATCTGCCCAGGCACAGTCCAGCTCGGCTCCCTCGACGCTTTTGACATCCATGCTGTAAAATTTAAAAACGCACATCGATCCATTGGGAAGGACGAGTTTGTTCTCCGTAAATCCACCGGCCACCGAATAGTTGATCCGGGTCGTGGTGCCTTGACGCAATTTGCCCGAGTCGGTCTTGTATTCGGGGGGAAGGTATTTGTAGACCAAGCCTTGTTGGTTCTCAATGGAAGAGGCCTCGGTCGATTGGAGGCACCAGACCTTGGAACTTTCTTTACCAAGCATCAGCTCGACAATCCGCTTGGCCGCACGCTCACTTTTGCCCGCTCGGTTGCCTCCCAGATTCCACTCCTCGATCACGCCCACGGGGATCTTCTCCCGCAGCCGGGCGCGTTCCTTATCTGCCCGCGTCCAACTGACCGGCTCGACTCCGTATCGCAATGGGTCGATCTTCTCCAGGCGTATCCCCTCTTCACGCCGGGTGATGTAGTCACTTAGCTGATCCTTGGTAAAGATCCGCTCCCGATCCCCGACCCTGGCGGCAATGGTGCCATCCTTGCGGCGGCCAATCAACTCCACCAAAGCATGTACGGGATGCGGGGTCTGAATCATTGGGAAATTTCAGCTTTGAGCACCGCAAACTTCTTAAAAATCGGCAACTTCACCCTGCCTCCTGCATAAAACATAGTGTCGATGCTTTGTTCCATTTTATCCGCAATCTCAATCGCTCGGTCTCGTTGCAACACGGCTTTTGATAACAATGTAGCGGCCTTTAATGTGAAATCTTGTTGTTCAACAAGCCTCTCCATTGATTTCACTTGGTTTTCAAGAGAGGCGTTGAGTTCCCTCTCAAGCTGACGAGCAAATTCGCAACCTATAAGAGTTCCGTCCTCATCAATATCCAGCGATTCTCTGCTGAATGTATATTTCACTTCTGCAGCTGTTCGTGGCGTGTCGCTCATTTGATTTCAGCCTTGATTTTATCAAGCTCGTTTTTCATGTCCCTCCATTCGGAGTCTCTTGTGTAGAACCTAAAGGTTTCAGCTATTAGGAGCACTCTGGTTAATTGCTCCCTGAGCCTTGCAACCTCGTTGGTTTTTTCATCCAACAATCGTCGGTATTCAACGCAAGCATCCAATGCTTTGTTAAAAGTGTCAGGGTTCATTTGGTTAGTTGGTTGAGTTGTTCACGATACCTGTCGGCTAAACGATGGGCCGTGAAAGCGGTCAGTTTTGGGTTTTGGAATGGCACTTTCTCTAGCTCAAAAAGGACTTTTCGCGTCGCTCATGGAGCCTTGCGACCTCGGCTTGTAATTTGAGTTGGTTTTCAAGAGATGCTTTGAGTTCTAACTCAAGCTGACGAGCAAAACTCTAATGGAATGTGATCCATTATATCCCATTCGTGATCTTTATATTTAGCGTCAGTGCGTGGCGTATC